TACGTATGGTTTTTTTGCATCTATCGCAGTAATCAAAAACTGGTGGTTCCGGCTCGTTCGGGCATCCGTGAACACACGGGTCCTGTTGGCATATGTCACACATCGTTCTTCCATCCTTCCTTCATCAATGCCAATTCGCTTGGCGTCATCGTTTCTATCCCTAGTTCTTTGGCCTCTGATACTGTACCGTCGATAAGCCTTGCCATTTCTTTGGTGTCGTAGGTGCTGCTTCCGAAGTAGGCAAGCATCTGCACTCCGCGCCCGTCTTTGGTCTTTCCGACCTCTTCCATCAGCCGCCACGCCTGTAAAGTCTTTTCGACTGCTTCCGGCTTGACAATGATGTAGGTGTACTGCCCGTAGCGCTTGAGTAGTTGCAGATACATGCTGTCTTTGTCCGTTCGAATCACTTCCGCCATCTGCCCGCATAAAGTCCAAAAGTAGGCGTTTGCGTCAAGGCTACGGCGCTCTCTGTGGGGCTTTATTTCGACGTCGAGCGTCTTCCCCTTGGCTATCGCGTCCTTGAGGTCCTGGATCTCATGACGCCCTTCGAGGGTGACGATGATCTCTTGTTGCATCTGCTCCGAAAACTGGTGACGGACGTTGGCTGCTTGTGCTTTCATAAGTCCAACACCATTTGTCGAGGTCTGTTCTCGATATCGGTGCAGTTGGCCACGGCTTGCTTGTAGTAGCTTTCTTTGAGTTCAATCCCGATGTGTCTTCTCCCCATGTCGATTGCAACGTATCCGGTAGATCCGATTCCGTCAAACGGATCTAATACAACGTCGCCGGGATTCGTCCACAGTTCAATTCCCCTCCGAATAACGGTCAACTGCAACGGGCAAATATGCTTCTCGTCTTTGTCTTCGCGCGCGCTTTCTCGCTGTAGGGTGTCCGATGGATTGATGTCCGTCCAAATCGGGGAAGCGTACTGTTGCCACTTTTCAACGGGAAATGAATCGTTCGTATGTGCAGTCGGTTCAGGGTTGTCTCCCGGCTTTCTGAACGTCACCAGGAAATCAGGTATTCCTTGCCTGCTCATGCAGGAATTTTTCTTAATCTGCTTGTGAAGAAGACCGAGAGCCTTAGTTCTCTGCATTGCAATAACGGGATCCTTCCAGATAACAACCTCCGAGTGATAAATCATTCCCGCCTGAATCATTCCCCTGATTACGTCGCCGCGAAAATCTCGCAGTCCTATGAACCCGTCTCTTTCTTTCGAAAGCGGCAAATTCATACAGTGGATTGAGATCAGCCGACCCGGCATCATAACCCTTACCCACTGTTTAATAAGAAACTCGTAGTGATCCCAAAACTCCGAATACGATCTTGAGTTTCCGAGATCTCTTTCGCTGTTTGAATAGGTGTACAGCGACGCGAACGGGATTGATGTAATTGAGTAGTGAATTGAGTTGTCCGGAATGCCCTGTAATACTTCACAAGAATCGCCGTTATAAATAGCGAACTGTCTCCCAATTGCTTGATCCTTAACCTTTATGCCACTAACCATCTAGGGATCTCCATTTCTACCGATGGATTGTATTCCTCGGTTTCTCTATATGTTTTTCGAACTTCCTTCTCTATGGATGCACGAGAAAACAGCGCCAACTTCTCAAACATTTCTATTGACTGTTGCTCTTTTCTCCTAATGTTTTCTCGGACAGCGCCCTCTGACTCTGACGTGATGATGTACACGTTTACGGCTTCCGTCTGTCCAAATCTCCAACATCTGCGGATCGCCTGATACATCATCTCGTAGCTGTCCGAAAGGCCTACGAAAATCATATTGTGGCACTGTTGCCAGTTCATCCCAAATCCGGCAATAGAGGGCTTTGAGATCATAATGCGAAACTTTTTCTCGGAAAATCCGATCAGGCAATCTCGCTTGTAATCCCTATCATCAGACCCCTTGACTTCTGTGCCGCCAGACATTCGCGTGAGCAGTTCCGATTCCGTGTTCAGGTCACACCACAAAAGCCACTGCCCCGGATCTTTTTTGATGAGATCAACCGCCATTTGACACCTTGATTCAAGGCTGTTTCTTCTTGCCGATCGTCGTTCCGTGAGCGTCGACGCGATAGCAGGCACTAACATTAACTGCCCGTCCTGCTCTCCACATTTCGATTCAACGATGATTTCTTCAACGTTCAACGGCGGCAAGTCGTACCCGTTGTTCTTGTATCCAAGGTCATACGGTTTGCGGACAACAATCGCCCATTGGCTCACCCACTCCCAGAACTTATCTTCTGCGTGACCTTTCAGGACCCATTTCGAGGTTTCGCCACCATCGTGATAAAAAAACGTTGAAAGCATCTCAATCCTCGACATGACGCCCATAAACTCCGCATGATTTCCTAACTCGACATAATCATTCGGTGCAGGGGTAGCGGAGCAAGCCAATTTATATGGCGTATCTCTGAAAGCATCGATAATCAACTCTCTTGTTTTCGAGTTGAAATGTTTGATGATCCCCGATTCGTCGAGGACGATACCGGAAAAAGCACGCGGATCAAAGTGCTCTAGCATGTCGTAGTTCGTGATGTTAATGCCCGAAACAACATCGTCTTGTGTGCGGCAAACATTTACCTCATACCCAAACTTCACGCCTTCTTTCTTTGTCTGGTTCGTGACTGCAAGCGGCGCGAGAATCAGCACTGGCAATCCCGTATGTCTCGTGACTTGACATGCAAATTCAAGCTGCATTGCACTCTTTCCTGTTCCGGTGTCCGTAAAAAGACAATATCTTCCTTTCTTAACCGCAAGCGTTATGACGTCTTTCTGCCAATCAAAGAGCCGTTCATTTATTTCGCGCGGTTCAAACCCCGAAGGAACGATTGAAAATCTCTTTGATGTTAAAAACTCTTTGTAATTCATAGATAATTCCTCCCGAAAATTCCGATAAATAAAACCCTCGTATGCGTCTCCTCAAATATCCGCTGATACTTCCGTTTGATCATCAAATCCGTCTCGCGGCATCGATGCACTGCATGCGGCCCGTTTTGGTGGCAGTCGGGGCATAGCATCGCTACCATGCCCCACTTCTCGCTTAACCGACGATTCGCAGATCCGAAGTACACATGATGCCGAGTAACACATCCCTCGCGACCGCATAGCTCGCATGTGCCTGTCATGACAGCTTTTGCAGCATGTCTTTGAGCTGATTTGTGTTCAGGTCTGACAGCTTCTTGATTTTAGGATTCAGCGCCGCAAACTCCTTAAATACGCGGCTGTAAATCTCGTTCCGGATTGGGTCGGCTTCTCCTCTTTCCGTACTTGTGGAATTCGGGAAAACAATCTTGCCTATCTGATTCCGAAGTGCAATATTGGGGTCAACAGGCGGCTCCTGTTTTGCGGGGTAAACCTTTGCGGGGTCCTGGTTAGACGCGCCGTCCTGTTTTGTGTACTTTGTTTTGTCCTTTTCAAAATAAACGTCTGCCGCAATCCCGAGAGCCTTACAAGCCACGGAAAGTGCGTCGGTGTACGCCATCTTAAAAGCCTCATCAGATGCGAACATCCCCGACTTTTCTCTTGCGTACAGCATCGATCCCCCGCTTCCAAAAATCGGCTTGCTCCATCCTTCGGGATATTTGACATACAGATTCAGCGTTACAAGGGCGACGATCTCGTCGCCGCATTGAATTGTTCTCTCCGAAACGTCGTCGGAATACCACCCTTCGCCCGCGGGCCCGAATATCTCGGTCAGCTTCTTGATGCGCCATACGGGGTTAATGTCCGTCTTTCCTATAAGGCGTCCGCCTGCAATTGGCGTCTTTGCTTCTGGTGGCACTTCTCGTACTTTATTCCATATTTGCAGGTAGCAAGATTCGAGGTTAGATTTCTCTGTAGCCATATCTTCCCTCCCTCAAAAACGTAAACAGAGCATCGATTCTTTCGATGGTGTCGGTGACCTCGATTCTTGCCTTGGCCGGTCCGGTATAAATCCTGGGGTCGTCCGTTGGCGGGTCGAAAGTGTCGTCAAAGGGGTCCGTCGCGTCAAAGTCGTCGATTGTATTGACTTCAGGCGTCCGAAACGGTACATGCGCTTCTGCGGCGGCTCTCTGCGCCTCTATGGCCTTCTTGCGTGTTGTTACCGTCGTGATAGCCTGTGACGCGTTAAGTGTAGGGATATACTCGACCATGATTTCCGCACAATCCGGAAGAAGAGAGATCATTTCGAGATCATCGGAAACTTTGTTAATGAATTCTTCGCACTGCTGTTTCAGCGCCGGTACGCTTGCAGATTTGGTGATGTTCAGGCCGAGGCGTTCAAAGGGCAAGAAATCGATCTGCGGAAAGTCCGCGAGATAGCTTTCAAAATGTGCCCGTACCTCGTCAGCGTGCCGCGTTCTTACAATGTCCTCTGTCTCGTCAATTTTGGTCTTCAGTTGATCGTCTGCGGCGGCAAACGGGGCGATAATCATTTCCTTGTAGATCGCCTCGAATTCGTCGTATGGCTTCATGACCTCTTTCTTGATCGCAATTCGACGCGCTTCGAGATCCTTCTTCTGATTGTTCAGCTCCGCGCGATAGGCCTTGACGTACTTGACCGTCTCTTCGTTGCAGATCATTGATAGCGCTTCAGCGGTTTTCCGCTTGATCTCTTCCGAAATATCGGAAAGTGACTGCCGGATTATCGGTAACTGATCGACCTTCATGATTTCGTTCACGACTTCACTCATTCCCTGATTCCTCCTTGGTTTCCAACTGGATAAACTTGACGCCGGCGATTACCGCGTTCTGCTCATACGGGAACCATCCTCCGCACGGCTCTCTGTTTGTGACGATGCCGCTGCCAATAAGTCCGCTCGAAAGGTGCACATACCCGTCGTATCCATCGATACTTGGGTTGATTCCGATTGCTTCAATTCCCGTCCTTGCCGCGATGTCTGCGGCCTTGCTGTACGCCTCTTTACGGGCGTCCTTGCACTTTTTGTCATATTCCTTGTAGACGTCTGCAAGCTCCGTAAGAGCGGCCTCTGTAAATTCGATTCCTGACATGTTATAATCCTCCTGTGATCCTTCCTGTTTGACCGTCCGCATCCAACCGCGGCGGTCATTTTTGTGCTCTTGCAATCCCGATCATGATCTTCTTAACCAAATCGGGGTTCGCCTTCTTCGTTACGGTGGTTTTCTTGTTCAGGGCGTAGATGACTGTGCTGATGTTGTTATGCGACATGGTTTGTCCTCCTTTACTCTTCGTCTTCAATCGAAACATCTTCGAGCATGATTTGAAGCTTTTCGTCGGCGTCAATGACGTCGGAAATAGAATTCATCATCGCTTTGATCGTTCCAGCCTTTGTGTATGCAGAACTTTCTCCGGCATCAAGAAACTTGTAATTGACAGTGTTTTCTCCGGTGTTGGTGACGATTGCCCCGAGAAAATAATCTCCCTCGATTTCTACGTCGTTTCCGTCTTCGTCCTGGCAAAGAATCTTAATCATGGATTTACCTCCTTCAAAATGTGGACTTTCGGGACTCATACGGCGCGATGATGTGGCTGTAATCCGGTTCGCCACGCTTGATCGCATCGGCGATGGCATCCTCGAGGCTCTCGTCATATGCGACGGTCGGGGTCGCGGGTACGCGGTGGATGCCGCGCATCTTGAGCAGTTCGGCGTTACTCTGCCGAAGGTGCCGGATTTCACGGCGGTTCTCAGACCGGTCGTAAAGCAAGTAACAGACGACGAGGGTAAGAGTCCCCGCGATGATGCAGGCAATGTAAAATCTATCCATTTTTGATTTCCTCCTGATTGAGCCACTTGAGGATACCCTCGTCACATTCGTTTCCGATACACACATTGTTTTCGAGTGCACAAAAGTAGCATTTGCCTCTGAGGGACTGCGCCGCTCTTTCGGGCGTGCCAAACAGCTTCTCGTAGTTGGTGATTTTCGTTTTAGCCATTATCTTTCTCCTTCCAAAAATTCAGATAATTCGACGTCAAGAATTTGTGCGATCTTCATAGCTTCCCGGATAGACCACTCGGTTTTCCCGGTGATTCTGGACGCAAATGTGCTCTTTTTCATGCCAATTTCGGCAGCGAGCTTGCGGCCCGTGTAACGCTTTTCGTTCATTTTTTCGCGAAGAATTTCATTTCCCACGGCTGTTTTACCTCCTTTCTAAAATCCCTATGCGTCTATTTTGCCCCTTTTTCTGGGCATTGTCAACCGCTAAAACGGGCATTTTGACCATATTTTCAAATTTCTTCAATTATTTTCGTTAAAACGCTTGACACTTTGTGCCGTATATCGCTTGACACTTTATACCGTATGCGGTACAATTAAACCATAAAGAACGAAGCAATCACCAATCTAAAAGCCGATCGGAGAGGCATATCCCCGAAGAAAGAGGATCACATGAACAGATACGGAAAATCTCCAGATAACACGTTTGCAACGTCCTATATCATGATTCCGGTTTATTCAGAACAGGCGAATGATGACGGATCGCACGACATCATCGGCTATCGCCGCGAATACATTTAACCACAAACACACAGCCGGTCGGGGCGGCTAATCCCCGAAGGAGCAAAAATGAGAGCGAGATACAGACTGCAAAGCAAGCAAACAATCGCTAGACCGAATATTTTAGGGAATCACAGTATGCCAGTATACTCTTATCGATGGATAGATTCCGTCGTTTCTGATGACTTAGAATCGCTTACGGCGATAGTCGAAAAAGGGCAGAGAATCATCGACACGCAGGCAGAAGATAAGATATGCGGCTAATCCCCGAAGCGCTAGGAGGCGCGAGATGATGAAGTACGTAGTTTGGACGAACCTTGACAGCTCTTTCTCGGTTGTCCTCCTTCCGGAAGGTTACGACATGGGAACGTATCGCGGGAAAGATGCCGAGAGAAATGCCCGCAGAGCCGCGAACTGGAGAAACGAAGCAATTGACGAGGAGGACACCATATGAACTATCTAACGGTCGCTCAATACGCGGACTCGGTCGGGGTAACCCCTCGCCGTGTAAGGGCGTGGATTAAAGGAAACAGGATCCCGTCTTTAAGAGTTGGTTACGGTTGGATGGTGCCGGAAGGGACACCGAGACCGGCAGACAACAGGCTTGTGGAGAACCCGATCAGAAATCGCCGCAAGAAATAAAAAAAGCCGCCCCCGGTTTCCCGAGAGCGGCTTTTTTCATAGCATCTTGATCTCGATCGCCTCTAGGCGTTTCGACTGACCGGTCGTTCCGGCTGTCTCTCCGGAGTTGACCCAATCCATCCACCCGATATCCTGTACGTGCGCACGGTACTGAACCGGCCCTATAATCTGTATCGCTTCCATGCGGCGCGATTCGCCGGTGGTTCCGGCTACCTGGCCCGATGCGACCCAGTCCAACCAGCCCAAGTCCTGAACATGTGCGCGGTACTCGATGCCAGGTAGATCGATCTTGACCGCCTCGAGCCGGAGCGACTGTCCGACTGTGCCAATCGTCTGTGATCCATCTTGCCATCCAAGATTCTGAACATGACCGGAGAGAACAGCCCGCCCAAACAGAAAGGCATCAGAGCAAAGCGACCTGTCAAGGTCTACCCCGCCACCCGCGATGCCTGGCACTGTGCCGTGAAAGTCGTATTGATGGATGTCTACCCTGCCCGTGTAATCAATGACGCCGTTAATATCCGCACACCATATGCAGACGTCTTTCGGGATCGCGTACATGTCGAGCTTCTTGCACATCCAATAGGCGTTGGCGTACAATCCCGGACGGAAGCCCGCAGCTCGAATTTTCTCGAATGCCTCTATCGCCCAATTTGTCAGCGTTACTCGGTCAATTGCTCCAAGAGGCGGATCGTATTCTTTGCCCTCTTCCTCGAAATCGAGGAATACCGGAAGATCGAAATGCTTGCCCTTGAGATGGTTCAAGAAGTTTTGCACTTCCTCGTCAAACGCCGGTTTGTTGCCATAGTAAAAATAATGGTACGCGCCTATCGGCACGCCTGCGAGACGCGCCGCCGCGTAATTCTGCTCCCAGCACCGATCCGTCTCGTGCTTGCCGTGGCTCGACCGGATGATAGCGAACTGTATGGTTTTTGCGACCGATTTCCAGTCAATTTTCCCCTGATGATGCGATACGTCAATGCCGTTCATTCTACCCGCCCTTCTTCCTGCGGAACTTCCGGCAGGCCCTTGATGGAAGTCAGCACGGACAGAATCGCGGAGAGACCGGCGATAGATGCGACCATTGCCCAATTGACTTGCCCCATTGCGTACGCTGTTCCGATTGCCGCAATAGCCGCCTGCGCGAATGTCTTTGCCGCCCTGATCCCTGCCGCTTTGATCCATTTGATTGTTGATTCTTTCACGGTTTTGCCCTCCTTAGAACAATTTTCCTACCGCGATACCTATCGCGGCGGCTATTACGATCCAAATCAATTTCTCCCAGTTTGTCCCCGGTTTTTCCTCGATCAGTTTCACGCGCCCGTTGACGTCCGTCACGTCTTCGCACAACTGTTTGACCGACGATGCCAGCGTGTTCACCGACAGCGCTAAGTCGCGTATCTCCTTCTGTCCGGATTCGAGCGTGTCCAGTCGGTGATGTGCGGATTTAGTCGATTCCTCGACTTTGGTTAGCCTCTGTTCACATTCAATCTCCATCCCATCTACTCACTTTCTTATTTTTTGAACTCTTTCCAAAATGGAACAAGTTGCCTAAAAAAGACTCAAAGGCCCTAATAAAAGTAATCAAGTGTCACTGCAAAGTAATCGTTGTTTCCGACGATCGCAGTCCCGTCGACTTTAGAGCATCTAATAGTCCCGTTATACACGGCGCTATATCCGCCGTATCCGGATAGTAGCACGGAACAGCTCCCGGGGGCGTAGCCGATTCCCGGCGGCAACTGATTAGCCACGGGGGTTGCAACAAAGATACCGGTTCCACCAGAGTTCACATTGCTAAGACACATCATCCATAGACGGACCCGTCCACCAATGATGCTAAAATAGGCGCCGGTGATTATTGGAGGATTCGTAAATGCCGTCCCCGTCGTTGACCAGGACGCTATGCCAAATGGAAAATACGATGGGAACCCCTTCGGATTTTCCGCGCGCGAGATAGAAACGCTAGTGATCGGATAGGTAGCAGTGTTTTCCACGGCCCACTGCGACCCCCCCGTAAACGTTAATACCGTATCGGTAACACTTACGATATATCCGTATTTCTGTGCGCTGTGCTGGGTAAATTTGATCTTGTCCCCTTTTTGATAACGCTCCGCCGCACCGGAAGCAACGGTAATAGTATTGGCAGACGCATAGGTCAGTGTTTCGGATATGGGGATCCAGCCGGAGAGGGAACTCTCTAGCGCTACAATCCGACCGAGATAGGTCTGTACTGTCGACAGGGCTGTGGTCAATGCCGAGAATACCGTGCTACCTATGATCGCGCCCGTGAAGTCCTGCTTTGCCGCGACAGTGAGTTTACCCTCTTTGGAGTACCCGACAGCCAGCGGGTCCGGA